AACTTTTTATTCAGAAAAACATGGATGGACAGGGGCGTGCACTCATCACGAAAATGTTCAGCGATAAGAATTCGTACCTCATATCAACCACGTCTAAATATTGTGAAAATCTTCAAAGAGACCACGGGTCTAATCACGTATGGTTTCGTATTGAAGGACACGTGATCATACAAAAGTGTTTCTGTACGTGCGAAACGATGAAAGGGCGGCGGTATGGGTTTTGTAAAGATTTCTACGGTAGAAAGCATACACTTCCAGCCAAGATTTTCGACCAATTGTACCCCAAGGGGTATACACCTCCAATGTTTTCAATGCCACAGAATGTGTGTACCCCGTGTGTAGAGGAGAAGAAGGTTGATTCTGTAGAAATAGCAGATTTACTACAGTCGTTTATAAATCGTCACATGATTGGAGATAAAACGACCCGTGTCTCGAGCATTACTAAAAAAACTAAAAATATTCAACTCGTCAACACAGACTTTACGTGTACTACATGTAAGAATATAAACACACAATTTAAAATATATAAAAAACGGATTTTACAAGTGTGTTCGTGTAAACCACGCGAACATAATTTGTCAGATAAAATCAGTAGATTATTATAAGATGATGTTCCTTATAGTGATCGGTGCATTCGCGTATATTTTATCTAAGATCACGCGCTTAGATACATCTCTAGTTTCTATAAACGATGTAATCATGGAAACGCATAAATATTCAGGTATACACGAAGTAACGTATAAGACATTCTTGGCATTAATACAATTAGCGAAAGAATACAGGACGCGTGTTAAACTATCGCAAGTATATCTCGAAAAGGCGTTAAAGGTTCTAAATGATATACCTCTTTATATGTCACCCATGGACGCCGATGTGATGAATGAGCTTGGGGGGATTTCGTACCGTTTAGGGTATGAATTCGAACTACTATTGATGAAAGAAGCGCTTAATCAAGGGGTTGGTTTTACACCTAAATACATTTAAAAGGAAGTGACTTAAAATCATTATATGACCACTTTAAACGTAAAAACTCGATCAGGGAGAGTATCTAAAGCCCCTGAACTTATGAAACCGACTGAAATCAACTGCGATGATGATTTCGACGATGATGAACACGATACAGAGTATGAAGTTTCCGATGAAGATCTTTGTGAGACTGAAACGGAAGATGAATGTGATGACAGCGATGGCGACGAAGACGGTAATTTAAAAGGGTTTGTTGTCGATGACACCGATGAAGATGAAGAGAGTGAAGAGGAAAACGAAGCTTAAAAGATAGAATAAATAGTATGTATATGGAAACAGAACTTGGAAATCCTATTGAATATAATTCGCAAGTACTGGATAAAGAACTTGAACGCGATGATAGCGAACCCATACAAAATCATCTACAGCAGCCAGATGATGATCAGCAGTACTATTATCACCCTCCCCCACAATATATGGGCCCACCTCAACATATTAACGAACCACCCAAACCTAATGACATTCTGTCATCTCTCGATAAAGTTGCATACGTTGTTATATTCGTCGCGTTTATATTAGGCTTCTTTATGGGAAAAACTATGCAGCCAGTTATCCTTCGCCATGGGTGAAAATGGGGCATAATCATATATAGGTTCTGTAGAATCGACAATCACTCTACTGGTAATTACTGGGCGGACAACCCCTTCATTAATTATTTCAGACGCTATACGCGTTTCATCATCTAAATCATCTATGTTTGTAATGGGTAAATTACGAATCGCTTTTTTATACACGGATATATACTCGACATTCATCGTATTATTAAAAGGGCAGATTTTAATAATATGAAAAGTGAAATAAATTATTTTTATATATATACTCCTTCGTATGATTCTTGAGTCGGAGTCAAACTTTTTACTAGAGTGACTCGAGTCACTTTTGATTCGAGTCACTGTTGATTCTTAATTTTAAAATAGTTTTTTATTACTATTATGACTACTCTGTTTTCTCAGTAGTACTAACTTCTTCCTCTTCATCCCCTTCTATGATGGTCAATGCTGCTTCCCTCTGCTTACGCCGCTCTTCAATCTCAACGGCGACAATCGCGTCAGCTTCCTTTACCAATTCTTCCATAGGTGCGTCGGGCTTCTCACGCTTCAAGCGTTCGATGATCTCACCCGGATGGCTAATAGGTGCTTCGTCAGGTTTGTTGTAATATTGTGAATTTTCATCCCCAGCCTTGAAGTACGTTTCCTTTCCATCACCACCCGCCTTGACAGCCATCATATCACGCTTACGTTCGGAGAACATCTGTGCAGCCATGGCCTGATTTTCCTTGTATCCGGACATCAATTCTTCGAGCTTCTCGTTGGTATAATGCGCATCTTCGATCTTAGAGGGATCGGGTGGGATGAGGAGCCACTTGTACATGTCCACTACATAAATGTCAAATGTAGCATCTCCCGCCTGAAGTCGTTTCGCGTGGCTCGCGGCTTCATCGCGGGTGGAAAATGCACCTCGGATCTTGATACCAAACTTATCATTCTTCTGAGGCGCCTCGGGGCCGACTACGGATAAGCATGCGTACAATTGACCGGGTACGGTGGTATAATCTTGTTCAAGAGACATTATATTCTATACAGAACCCTATACTTTAAGCTATGTGACTTAAGTTAAAGTTTACGTCATTGGTATTATCATGGAAGATTTACGCCGATTACATAACGATGAAAAACGTTCACTGATTGAGTCCACGACGCGAGAAGGTGATAGTATTCTTGATGTGGGGTGTGGGTTCGGGGGTGATCTTCAAAAATGGTCGAAGGTACGCGCCAATATAAGTATGTGTGAACCGAGCCTAGACGCGTTGAACGAGGCACGCGATCGCGCTAAAAAAATGAAAATGCGTGTAAACTTTTACCATGGGGATATTCGTGCGTGTCCCAATAGAAAGTATGATGTCGTGTGTTACAATTTCGCACTCCATTATATTTTCCAAACGCGTGCATTATTTTCAGATACACTCAGAGAGATCAAAAAACGAGTAAAGCCTGGTGGGGTGTTTATAGGTATTATTCCCGATTCAGAACAGATAATGTTTAAAACACCGTTTACAGATTCATATGGTAATTTTTTCAAATTAAAGGGGACGAGTAATGGTGATTTCGGTGAAAAACTATTTGTCCACTTAGCGGATACACCGTATTATGCAGACGGTCCAAAGGCTGAACCTCTCGCACATAAAGATCTACTAATCACACATCTCGAAAATAACGGATTTACCATGAAACTATGGAAACCACTTTGCGGAAACCCTATATCCGAACTCTACAGTAAATTTATATTTGTATATAGAAATGATAGCACTGATCGTATTGATGTTAATTAATATAGCCATGTTTTGTAATTTTAAAGAAGATCCTGTATTACTCGAAGTTAAGGAAAAATACAAAATATTCAGGGAACATCTGAAGACGAACGGTGATGAGAAATATCAAATGTTACATAATGAGATACCTATTGTTGCATACAGGGGATCTCTCTTATCGGGTGTCGGGTACAACTCAAATAAAGGGGGTGAGATTGGTATATGCATAGATGGTACATCTAATAACGTATTTCACGTACTCTTACACGAACTCACACATTGTACCGTCACGGAGTATTCGCATAGTACCGATTTTTGGGATAACTATACCGAACTCAAAAATGAGGCGATACGTATAGGTATATACGAAAACATAAACCAAATAACTCCTTTCTGTGGTAAAAAGATCGTCGATAAATAATGTTACATAAATGTATATGACTGAATTTAATCTCAGACAACCAACTGCGTCCAGGATACTCATATCATTGCTCATGTGGTTTGCGATCATGGCGAGTGCTTTCACCACACGTATTAAGATGCCCTATTACGTGAACATGTTGAATTTAACAGTCGCGATACCTGCACTTGTCTGGTATTTGGGAAATACGAGTTTAATTGTCAGTTTAAACACTATAAGTGTGATGATAACTCTATTGGTAGCTGCAGGGTTTCTCGTTACATTAACTGAAGCCGTTAAATGGTCAAAGTTAAAGCAGGGATATGAGAAATATGGCGAAAGTATGAAAACTGCATGGTTACCCATGGTCATGACAATGGTCGCGTTAATTTTAGGATTAGGGTCGGCGTATATGGTGACAGGTGGTCGTGTCCTTGACATGTATTAAAAATACTTACGAGCGATGTAGAACACTACAGCCGCTACAGTCCCTGTAGAAGCTAAACCGACCAAACTTCGGTTCCCTTGTGCATTCAAGAACCTGGGTACAGAACCCGCGAGTTTTTCTTGAATGGGCTTGCTAATAGCGACACCAGTCGCCAAAATAACGATAAGCGCCTCGAGTTGCTCATCTGTAAGGTCGAACGGGTTCTTTTTCTTTTTATCCGAGTTGCCACCTTCCTTCACGGCGGTGGCAGCCTGAGCGGGCTGGGGTGCCATCAAAACTTGTTGGTGCGACATTTGGACTGCACGGGGGTCGGCACCCATCATGGGCGAGTCGAAGGGTGAATCTTGAGATTGCATCATTACATCAGATATAGGAGTAGAATCCATACCGTCTTTATAATCACTTACATTTTTTTTAGGGTCCTCTGCCACAAATGCATTTGATCGAGAGTTGGAATCGATGGGAACCATTCCATCAGCTTCGTCTGATAAATTCAGTGTATATACTGGCTCAGCCATTTAGTGTACGCGTAGTTTTTTTAGAACTTTAAATGTCGCATTTTTTACATACAGGATATGTATCTAAAAAATGTTCCAAACGGGGCTCGAACCCATGACCTTGGCGTTATAAGCACCACGCTCTAACCAACTGAGCTATAGGAACGGTGCTTTTGGCTGTATTAATAGCCTCATGTATAACATGTGTGGGTGGAACACCACCCATTCAACATACGTGTGAACTCTTTAAGTGTATAAAGACTAGTGTATACTGTATACAAATGATACACGAATACGTGTCTGAGATATACAACATTCTAGGGCCTGGGTTCAGTGAACGTGTATATCACAATGCCATAGAGGTACTTTTACGAGAAAACGGTATTTCATACGAGACTGAGCGTATAATACCCATTACATTCAAGGGGCATACCATAGGAAATCTTCGAGCTGACATAATCATCAACCGAACCACTGTAGTTGAATTGAAGACGGTAAAAAATATAACAGACGTGATGGTATCGCAAGCGAGAAACTACCTAAAACTGTTAAATTTACAAGAAGCGTATCTAGTTAATTTTCCACCGTCTGCTGGAGCTCAATCAGAAGTGATTCGCGTTACAGTGGATTAGATCGTGGGTATATATTCCCAGTGTAGTTCTATACATATCCTTTTCCATATGATATCCTGTTGATGTAACTTTTCTTTCGATTTCAAAAGAGGGAAATATTGTAAATATGAATCTTCACTCAAGAGTTCGCAAAATTTGTATAAAACATACGAATAACTCAAAAAGTTTTTACGTTCCGCTGGACGGTTATTGTCGAATGGTTTCTGAATATCTTTAAACATCATGCGTAGTTGTTCCTCGAGTTCGACCGGCATTTTAGGTGGTTTTATCCCACTCAAAATATTCGAAATATAAGGCACGTGTTCATAATATTTGTTAAGTTTCAATTTCTTTAACAACACCCTCACTTTAGCGTGTGTGATCTCGGTCAATTTTTTGATCTTGATCTTTTTGAATTCGTTCCGTAGTTGTTCTATGACTTCTTTGGGTATCGTTGTCATTTCTTGTGCCTGGAACTGTGATAACCATTCATTGAAATGATTGTCTCGTTTATACGAATAATTGATAACTTTCTCGGAAGTCTCCTGTTCCTCTCTATATGTAAGTTCCTGGCTTATTAAAACGTCTATAATCAGGCCACACGAGTCGCATACCATGTCACTCGTGTTTTGAAAATATACGACGTTACTCTCTGGACAATTCGCACATATATCCGTGACTACGCGTTCCGTGACCCGGGGTAAGGATTTCTTTTCAACATCTATCAAGTAGTCCGTGTATATATCTTTCTTTTGCAGTCCTGTAGTCACTTTACAGTTGAACGCGTTATCAGTACTTACTTCTATAATTTTATCATCTGTTATGTACTGTTGAATATACGGCATACACTTGGCTATATAATCCGACAATTCGCTTTGATATATATTCTTATTACATGGATCATCATCAATTTTTGACATCCATTCATCTACGCGGTTATTATACCGACTTAAAAAATTGCCTTCCATGTATATCAATGATTAAACTACTTCGCTCGCTTTTAATTAACACAATCTACACGTTTAAAAACGTTCTCACTTTTTTATTCAGTAAACATGATTTCACGATCGTTGATAGGTATGTGGAGTATTATGTCGACCACACCAAGGAATATGAAACGAGTGAACCTTTCTGGGAAAGTGAACGCGACCAAATCGAACCGAGTACAGCATCTTATATTGGGAGACTGGATATGACCGAAAAGATCCCACCGCCACCGGATGCAATTGATCGATTTATCATACGAGTTAAATTTTGGTACAATAATAAAATTTATAAATTTTTAACGTGTAATACTGAATATACATGGCCACCTACGAAAGCTAAGACCATGAGTTTCCATATACCTCTCTCGAGTGCGCAGTTATTAGACACTGGTGATAAGCCTGTAAAGGATGTTCTCGAAAAAATCAGACGGTACGCTGGTCCGTTTTCAGATTTTTACGGAGAGAAAATGAAGATAAGTGATATGTTTTATTATGATGAAAGTTTCATTGCGATGATGTATCCTAAAATTAAAATTAAAAATTGTTTTGGTATGATAAAAACCGTTGACACTGCAACGGGGTATCTTACTGATCTTCAACTACCTTAGTTGATAGATAAAACTTCAAGTCGCCCAAGTTTGCGACGTTATATTTCAGAATGAGGAACCGGTTCTGGTCTTCCTGCATGATTTGTACCGTAGAACACATACTAGTCGCTTTCGTGAAAATGTTCATGTACCTGAGTGAGTATGCACCCGACATGGTCGGGCAGTCGTCTACACACTGAATTTCCGTTTCCTGGTCAGCAAAATCACCCCTGCACAGTAAACGTAATACCTTACCACTTCTCGAAATTTCAATCTCATCACCTATATTAGACATATCCCTGCAAATTCTCTGGAAATCTACAGATGGTATGGGTGTATTTATAGTCATGTGCATTTCAGGAACCTCGATTTGATTTTCATTAATATCGAGTAGTTTTAATGCAAATTTGGTAGACGTCTTCTTCTGTTCGCTATGGATTTCAATATTCATGAATTCTTTGGAATTGACGGATATTACGAGAACATCATTGACCGTGATCGTTTTGAGAAGTTTATACATGTTAGTCATATTGATCCCACAATCGACTTCCTCTGCGCATACGTACTCTTCGAAATTTTCAGCCGGGAGATACATATCAATCAGCGAGGCTCTAGCTGTATCTAGAGTTACAATATACACACCGTCGGGTTTGAAATAAAGATTGACATCGTTTAATATATCCTTCAATACTTCAAATGTAGATTTGATGGCCGCAGCTTGTACGGTCACCAGTTTCATACTCGATTATTCGCGTATTATTTCTTTATATCACTATAAGCTTCATCATCAACCTTACGACTTATTTTTTCTTCTAATTCGCGCGTCATGGCAGGTTGAAGCGACTTACCATAATCATCAAGGCCGAACATTTCACCACTAGGTTCGCCGTCTAGAGTTGATGAAAAAATAGAACCAAAGTCACACGTTTCCAATTCTTGAACTGGTAGGAGTGACTCGAGCCAGTTGTGTATTTCACGTCCTACCAAAATCTTACCATTTTTTGTCAACATGGTCGGTACACGTGTTATCTTTGTCCTGAACTCGGGTGGTATTCCAGAAACCGTGACATTGTGGTATTGAACGATTTGTTGCAACTCTTTGTGTTTCTTGATAAAATCAATCACTTCCACACTGTGTTTGCATTTTGGGCTGAAGACCAGAAGAGACATCTAATGTAATTTATCAAAAAAAATATGATTGATAACGCACTTTTTTTGTACTCTATATTAATGTACAACCTGTTATTGTTAATCGTATTGATAGTACTTCTACTTGATACCAGGAAAGAGACTTTCACCACTAGGAGTACATATAATCAAGTATTGATAAACGACCCCGCCCCTAATATGAATGAATATAGAGAGGTGCAAAAACTCGAGGCTAATAGTGATATTATTTCAAAAATGGTTCTTGCGACCAGTACATACATACGTGAAAAGACTGGACTACCTAACTATATAATAGAAACGACGAGTATCCGACAATACAAACACAAAAATAAGAACCACATGTTATACAAGTGTATGTTCATGTGTGTGAAAATTGGTGGGTTTCCATTTGGATTTTCCGTTACATCTAATCTTATACTCGTGTCAGGTGATTTACGTGTCGTAGGTGTTCAATCACAACCACTTGATATAAAACCACCCAGCGACAAGACACCTTTCGAAAGTCAAATCGAGGGGTCTGAATATCTCGAATATGACACTATTCGTAAGGGTGAGTTAGATTTAATAAAAATTTAGTCCAGGTACTATTAATGATAAACGTGGAAGAGATTTCACAAATTGTCAACAAAAGGAATCGTATGAAAAAGGAAACATACGTAGAACTGTATAAACAAGTTACACGTAAAGTGCGCCGCGCCGTGGAAACTGGGCGTAAATATGTGGATACGGAAATTCCTTCTTTTCTCATGGGATATATAGCATATGACAGGTTGCAGGCGACCAACTATATTAAGCGACAGTTAGAAAATGCCGGTTTTGATGTCAATGTCATCGGACATTATGAAATTCGAATAACGTGGAAAGTGAAAAAGATCGATAAACCCAATGAAGACTCTATGGAAGAATTCCCAACGCTCATGAATTTAAAAAAGGCTGCGAATCGTTACAGGAGAAATGCGGAAAACGCCAGATAATAAAAGTCCGTATACTCATAATGGATAACCTGAACATTCTGGTTGAAGCTAAACGCGAATACATGGAACAACTCTCTATTCTTATCGCACCGGTCATGATCGATGTTTTTGATGCAATGTACCAAGAAGCCCACACATTATCCAAGAACCGAAAAGTTCTTATAATGTTTCAAAAATTATTGAAAGACGTGCCAGAGTGGAGTGAGACGATGGCGAAGCAGCACACGGATAATATCGCAGATCGATGTGCATGGTTCAAGGATTTGGTCGCGGCTGTATTTGTGAGTTCTGTAAAAATATTATCAGCTGTTCGTTTGAGCCAGGTTTCTAAAAAAATGGCTGTTAAACTGCCAACGAATGAAGTGTTTATTCACACGTGTTACAAAAATGCCGCGAAAGATCTATACAAGGATCCTTACGTGTTCACAGAAAATCAATCCGAACATAACAGAAACGACGCTTTGTATGATAGGTTCGCTCTTTGCGTAGAAAATACAGTGAAGGAGCTGATACCCGTTCAACAAATTTTACAAACGTACATGTCTGCAGGTGGCGAAGAATACATTAACGGTGAAGACGCTGACATGCAGCATGATGAAATTGATGAAGTTGACGAATACGACCAACCGGGTCTCGACGCCCAGGAGCAGTCGCAAATGAACGGGGAAATGCCCCCGATGGGTGGTGAAGAAATGCCACCTGCGGATGATATGATGGGTGATACATCAGAACACCAGGGTGAACTCATGGAACCAACTGAAGATGAAGAACCTTCTACACCGTTTCAGAACGAGTTTAGAACGATTACTTCAAAACCTATGAACCAGCGGCATATTGCTCCTCAGGATGATGAGGAAGATGAAGACTTGTTTTCGGATGCCGCTGAAACGCGAACTAAAAAACTTGGCTATTAAATATGGACGAGTACCTCAGAGAGCCCGCTTCGGCCGCATTAATAGCCGCCGGATTAACAGCCCTGTACATACATGGCAAAGCCCGTCTTAATGACGAAGGGACACTTTCGACGAGTGCCTACGCAAAACCTGCTGCATTAGTGGGTATATTGGTATATTTCATCATATCGAATGGACTTGGTAAACGTGAAACTATTTCAACTGATCCATTCTGATTAACTTAAAGATTTCTATCGTGTATTGTATATAATGACTTCCATTACCGCGTTTAATGACATGATGGGACAATTTCTTACGGAATTACATTCGGCATTTCCAGAAGAAAAGGGATTAAAAAAATACATGGCAGCATTCGAACTCATGCGAAGCACGAATGGAAGGATTATCGTTGAGGGGTTCATGGCGAATATCGCACCTCACGCGGATAAGATTAACGCAAAGGATGAATCATTTTTTCTCGAACAGGCAGGCACCATCGATTTTTTAAAGGATATTAACCTTTCTCGATGCTGGCCGAAAGCATCAGAAGGTACACGTAATGCCATTTGGCAATACATTCAAACCCTCTACATGCTTGGGATGACCATCACGGCCATCCCAGCGGAAACGCTCAGTATGATTGAAA